AAAATCTGCAGTTGGCTCTCCATCTTTCTTGTCCCGCCTATCTACTGCCAGTGTGTACTTTGCCACCGCCATAGGCTTTTCCCCTTGCGTGTATCTAATTTCCGGGTCATTAGTTAAGCGACCCACTAAACACACTTGATTCATGTCTTACCGCCTTTCTACTGTTCCTCTCTGTGGATACTTCTGTCTGCGGAAAATCCTTCCGGGTATCTCTTGTATAGCTTGTCTACATTCATTTGCAGGACTGTTTCTAAGTCCAGTCCGATAGCCTTTGCTGTTACGGCTAGATACCATGCAACATCCCCTAGCTCATTTGCTAGCTTCTCTGTATCCAGTTCGTGCCCTTGGAACAAGTGCTTTTTCACAATATCTGCACATTCCCCGGATTCTCCGGAAAGCCCTAACACGCCGTTAGTAAGTAGCTCTGTATCTGATAATTTCCCTTTGTTCGCTGTTCTAAGTGCAGCTTTTTGGTAATCGTTAATAGTCATAATCTTCATGATTTTCCTCCGGACCTTCCTCACTTAAATCCATATCGTAAATGCTCATTTGTGGCTTGCCCTTAATATGCTGTAGGTAGTAAGTGTTTGTTCTTTCGTCCATTACTAACTCCATGTCACTACATGGGGCAATTCCGCTCTTTTGGTCTTTTAACTGCAATACAGAGCCGACTTTGTGGATAAATCTCGGCTGAAATGTAGTTCCTGTTTCGGTGAACTCCGGAAACAATCCAACCTCGATAGTTGCTGTGATTTTTCCGTCTTCGCTCCCTCTTGCAATCATGTTTTTAAGCAGTTCACGGATAATCACATTCATATCACTTCTAAAGCCATCAAAAATCTCATTTTCAAGCCTTAGTTCCTCACTACTAACAAATGATTTACTCATGTTTTCCACCTCTCTTTTGCTTAATGATTCTCAATTTTTGAAAACTCAATGCCGTTTTGCACCATGTAATCTCTCAACATCATCAGTTTTGCCTTTGTGGCTCTTACCATGAATGCAGATTTGTATAACTTTTCTTCCTCTGCCGGAGACTGCTGCCGGATAGGTTCTTCTTTTTTCTCGACAGGCGGATTCATGAAATCGCGTATTCCGCTTTTTAAGCCCCCTGTTTTGTCTAACATGGTAACTTGTCCATGCTCCCTCTTAGACACGCCTTCCTGTGGCGAATTTCGATGTTCTCGAACGTCTTGTGCTTCCGCTTCCCTCTGCTTTTTTGCTTCAGCTTCCTCTTTTGCTCTTTTTTGAGCTTCTTCCCTCTCTTTTTGAGCCTGCTCTTTTGCCTTTCTCTCTTCTTCTGCCTTTCTGTCCATTTCTTGAATATGATTTGCCTCGGCCAAGGCATGAGATAGATTCATTTCACGCTTTAAATAAAACTCTTCTGCGTATACGCTGTATCTTTCATCCAAGGAAGAACGGATTGCCGCCAAGTCTGCGGATATATCCTCAATAAGCTTTTTAATATCATTCTTGCAGGATGTTAGAGATGAACGCTTGTTTAACCATTGCGGATTGAAAATCCGTTCAAAGGTAATTTGCTCCGGAAGGCTTCCCTTGTTCTCTACGAAGAACTTCTCTAAGGTCTGTCTCTTTTCTTCCTTGGTTCTCTCCTCATACGCAACGATTTGTTCATCAATCATTGCGATAGGTTCATCAATCAAGGCTACAACTTCCTTTACTTCTTCCTCGAATTTCTCATACGGCTCTAGCAAGGCTTTCTTTACCTGGATTCTTCTTGCGGATATATCGTTCTTCATGGCATTAAGCTTTGCCCTATCCGCTTTGGCTTCCTGCAACTGTGCCTCTGTGTAAGCAAGCCCCCTATACTGTTCTGTGATACTAACCACGGCTTCCTTGATTTGCTCCTTGTTCCATCCGATAGACTTCAAAAACTGTCCTTCGTCCGGGCTGTTGATTACTAGCGTTAATTCTTCCATTGTTCCACCTCTCAATACTTAATATTGGTTATTGTCACTTCTACCCTTGGGCAGTCTGAATAAAACTTACTTATCCTTGATTCCACAATGGCTGCATCGTCATGATACGCAACCTTGTTCAAGCTGTCGTATATAGCCTTAGCCACATTATCGAGGTCCGGGCGCTTTGTTGGTCTAATCTCCCCAGAAAGCATTTTTTCACGCTTAACCTTGCTTGCTGCCTTTGGAATCTCGTAATGGGCTGCTATCACTATTTCAAGCTCTGCATCCTCCGGAAACATTTCACCATTTGCCTCTTGTGTATAAAAAAAGCTTTACTAGGTTTTCATAGGCTATTGTTTCCTTTGGCGTGTACGCCTTACTGAACTTTCCCCTGCAGGCTACTCTTGGCCTTTGTTTGCCAAAAGGCTTCCCGGGGTACAACAAAATGTATTAATTCCACTTCTTCACCCCTCTAATATTCTCTTTGTGTCCATGTATCTTTCGTTAGCTTGTTTCTTTCGCCAAGAGAACCCCTTTACATGAACCGGGTAGCATATTTCAAAAATGCGGTCATATATCCGGCTGTACTTAATATCCTCACAGGCTTTCATGTCGTCCAAGGTTAGATTGCTTGTGAGAATCAGCGGTTTCTTTGCCGTGTACCTGTCATCAATGAACTTGTAAACCTTTTCTAGGGCATACTCTGTACTGCGTTCAGCCCCTAAGTCGTCAATGATTAAAAGCTTTGCTTGTTTCAGTCTGTCCAGTTCATCGCTGTTCTTCTCAAAGTTCTCTGCTTTCTCTAGGAGCTTTACAAACGAAGTCATGATTACAGGGATTTTCGTTTCCAGTAGCTCATTTGCGATAACTGCTGCAGCATAGCTCTTTCCGCATCCAACATCCCCATAAAGCAATAAGCCTTGATTCCGCTTATACATTTCATCGAAATTTTCAATGTACCGACAAACTATCTTGTGAAGCCGTGCATTATCCTCCGTCCGCTTAAATGTCTTTAGCCTTGCACCTCTAAGCTTTGAGTCCATAAGGCTCACTTGCCTTAGTACAGTAACGGCTCTTAACTCTTCTTCCTTCTGTAGTTCCGCCTCATAGGCTTTAAGTTCTGCTTGTTCACATGGACACATCACATGGACTTTCATTCGTCTTTTGTTTTCCGTTCCGTCAAACATTGGTAGTTCTACATAACGCTCTGTAGGTTTACCGCACTTAGGGCATACAGCTAATTCATCCATTTGCACCGTCCTTCCATTCCGCATAAGGATTCTCTTCGCCACTTACTCCTTGCCGTTCTGTCTTTGTTAGATAGTCAGCAAAAGGCGTTGTGTCGGATAAGAATGTCTTGCACAGCTTGATGTACTTTTGGTCTGTCCTGTTGGCTACTATCTGCGCTTTGTATTTCTTAGCTGCAGTTAGTAGCTGTTCCGGACTCCATCCATCTTTCAGCCGGGTAAGATATTTCTTGTAAGCCGAACCCTTGTCGGACTTCCTTGGGTACATCTCCCAAAAACTTTCAAATTCGTTTGAGTAGCAACTTTCACTTTTCTTTTGTTTAGTTTTCTTTTGATTAATATATATAGCTTTAGCTATATCATTATCATTCTCATTATCATTCTCATTATCATTCTCATTATCATTATCAGCTAGATTTGCTAGGTTTTGCTTGCGTTTGCTAGATTTGCTAACATTTGCTAGATTTGCTAGCATTTGCTGGCATTTGCTAGATTTGCTAACATTTGCTAGACTGATATTTCCTTCGGAATCTTCCTGTTTTTCTTCCTTCTTTTCTTCCTTTTTCTCCTGCTTTTCTTCCTCCTTCTTTAGCCTATTTTCGTGCTTTTGCTTGCCTCCAAGCCGTCCTGCATTCGCTCTACGCTCGCACACTTTCTTATATTTTTCCCTGTCTCTTTCGATTTGGTCTGTGATAACCGCAAAGCAAATTTCTGTCTTGGAATCAAGCTTTGGAACTTCCTCTTCTTCCACAAAACAGAAGATTGCTCGCATGAGTTCCGCTATTTCTGTATCTGATAACATTGATAAGAACTTTCGATAATTTGAGTACATGATAAAGCTCTTTTTGTTGTTCTCCGGCATGATTGCCCACCTCCCTATTCTTTTATTGGATATAGGCATTTCATGCCTTTAAATGCCTTGTACTAAGTCCAATATTGATATTGGTGCTTTTAATACCCTGTTATGTTTACAGCAGTCGCAAGCATCGCACCTATCCGGTAATACCTCGCCATTCTTCACTTCCAGTACCCTCTTGATATTGGCTTCCACAAGTGCCAAGGCTTCATCTAGGTAGTTCTGCGTGATATGAATGATTCTTATATCCGGCTCATTCTCCTTTGTGGCTGCAGCTATGTAGAACGGAAGCTTCTTCCCTGTGTTCAGCTCTACGACTTTCTGATATACAGCCCCTTGAATGTCATAGCCCCAGTACCGGACAAAATCTAAATATCCAATATCCTTTACCCACTTAAGGTCTGTAATGGATGCCATAACCTTTAAATCCACAATGGCCACTCCCGGAATATAGGAGTCCATTTTGATTTTCCAGTCACAACTGAAGAAGTTCGCCGTCATAATCACTTGCTTTTTCCCGGATAGATACTTCATAAAGTATTTATCTCGTTCAATTCTTGCGATTATTTCTTCCGCTTTTCTGAACGGAGCTTTTAGCTCGCCTGTGCTTGTGAAGATTTCCGGATTCCTCTCCATGAAAGAATCAAGCGTTCCTTCCACATACGAATCCACATAGCTCCCAACCAAAAGCGGAGTCGTTGGAGGAGGATTCCATCTGCCGAAAAGCTTTTCCGTTGCTTCAAACTCACAGGCTCTTTTTCCGTAAGTTCCTACAAAATCCTTGAATTGCGAAACGCTCATATATTCAAGGTTAGCCTCTTTTGAGTAGTAATTATCCTCTGTAAGTCTCATGGCTTATCCCTGTTCCATATCGAACATTTCTTCCTGGATAGGCTCTTCTACTACTGCCGGAGCTTCTTCCACATCCTTGAAAGCATCGCTTGCTTCAATGATAGGGGCTTCTTCCACTACTCTATCCTCGAAAGAGAAGTCCGCTCCATCATTGAATGCCTGCTGTTGCTTGACATCAAAGTCAAGGTCAATCAGCTTGCATAAACGCCGAAGGACTGTTTTCTTGTACATTTCCCCGGGAGTCTTTTCCCACGCCTTACTGTTCTTTGCTTTAGAAAAGGCATTTCTCACCTCTTCAATTTCCTGTACGCTCATGGTGTCATAAATCATTGTTCCATCTTTGAACAACACCACGGCGAAAGTGCCTACGATAGGTTCATTACTGAACGGAACAGGCTTAAAAGTGATTGTCTGCTTTCCGTCCTCGATTCTCTCTTCAAACAAGTCTCCGTTGCGAACATTCTTAGCGTAAATGTCCTTAATGGGATTCTTTGAATACTTCTTACAAAGCTTAATCTCCCCTTTGTAGTCGGTCTGAAATTGCACCGCTCCACCATAGGGGATTGCGTAACACTCGCCATTGAAGAAATCCAAGCCAAGGTATGCGCCTTTGGCAAATGTAGCGATAATAGAGCTAGGCTCAATGCCGTTCCAATCCTTCAATTTATCCTTTAAGACAGCTACACAATTCAAGGCGAAGCGCTGTCTATTGAATCCCTCCGGAATCGCTTTGATGTTCTCCGCCAGTTCTGATTCAATACCGTTCTGAATTGTTGCTAAATACTGTTTTGTAGTCATTTGTGCCATGTTTTTTACACCTCCTTAAAATGTCCTGGCAAATAGCCATAGACTTACCAACGCAACCTGTATTAATACCGCCGATTTAAAGGCGGATTCGTACCATTCGCCAACCCAACCTATACACATGGACTGGCATAAGAAATACCCTGTTAGGAATAGCAATGCTGTAGATATAAGCAATGCCACAATATCTAGTTTCCACATGGTGTCGCTCCTTCCATAGGGCTTTCACAGCCTATTCCTTGATTAATTCATAGAAATTTGCTGCAGTTGTTAAGTCTGCGTACCGCTCAATCTTTTCCCAAAGGTCTTTCTTACCAACGGATGCAAGCTCTTCTTTGATTTCTAGTTCCACCTTCTCTTGCGTGAATTTTGATAAAATCCCTGCCAGTTCAATCTGTACGCTAATCTTCTTTTTTGCATTTTCCATTTTTAAAACCCTCCCTTGTGATAACGCCTAATGTAGTAGGCATATAGCAACATACCGATAGCTGTAGTCACTACGCATACAGCCATGGAAACGTTTCCAGTAAGTCCGTAGCTGTCCAAAAGGCATACAGCCATAGCATCCACGATTCCCAAAAAGGTAAGAATCATTTTTAATGTACTTCTCATAAGCACCCCTTATCCTTGTGATTTCCACTAAACTTTGGGAAAAATAGTTCAATAAGTTCCTTCATATCCAGTCCGCAATAGTTGGCAAACACTACAATCTCGAAAAGGTTAAAGCTCTGATTCCGGACCTTTTTGTTAAATGTCTTATTGTCCAGTTTTAGGAGCTTTGCCATTTCCGTAATCTGAACACTGTGTCTCTTTAAGCAGGCCAGAATCATTTCTTTCTGCTCCTCTACTGTTCTTATTCCCATATTTACCTCCGGAATACGCTTGCTATCTCTTCATCCGTAAATTCAAGATAGCTAAAAAGCTTGATTAGTTCGTCAAAGGTAAAGAATCCGTTCTTACGCTTGTATATGATTCCCCTTTCGCTCACAGATAGATGCTTTGCTATTTGTTTGTTTATGATTTTGAGGTCGCTTTTCTTCCTGCGAACCACTCTATCCAGTTTTTCATGCGGATAGTTTTTGTCTAACTTCACTAAAGGCATTGCGCCCTCCTTTTCTCCGTGCTATACTCGCACGGATAGAATTATTTTTTATTTTTTTGAGTCGTGTGTTGGCGCATACGACTCTCTTTTTTATTCCTTCAGATTCGCTTTCTTCTGCCTGTAGCAGTTGTAAAGTTCAAGACCTAGCACATCTTCAACGTCTATGTTCCGCTTCTGCCCTAGCTCCCTAAAGAACTCATAGGCTTCTGCATCTACATTGATTGTTACTGTTTTCATTGTTCCACCTCTTATTTGCCTTCCGTTTTTCGCCCTGTTTCTTATCTATAAATTCCTTTTATTTCCTTTTGTTCTTTTCTTCTCTATAATTTGATTAGTCATGCCAGTGACTAAATCTATAGAAAGGAGAAAACACAAATGTCTGAAAAATGCGACAAGGTACTTGCTATGCAATTAACAAAAGACTTACTGGTTGCTTATCTTTCAAACTGTTCCAACGCCTCTTGCAAAGACGAT